GACATCCATCCAAGGGATCATGCAGCGACTAAGGCTTACTTGCAGTCTGCTAGAGATGCTGCGGATAGTCGAGCTAATGCCTCAACCAGAACCCATCACGCTGGTCATGCAGACACTATTGCCGCCACTGAGGAGGCTAGGCACTACACTGAAGCCTTACGCCAACTAAGCACTACGGCAAATAATTTACACCCTATCATGGATCGATTAGGAGGCTTGTTTAGCCAATTCGCTAGATATGCGATTGGATACGCTGCGCTCTATAAGATTACGGGTGCACTATCTGCGATGGCTTCTGAGGTCGTTAACTTAGAAGACAAGATGAAGGGGATACAAGCTATCACTGGGTCTACTACATCTGAGATGGAGCAGATGTCTGCTTCTATTAAGCAAGTTGCAGTCACCTCAGCCTTTAGCATTAGCGATATTGCTGATGCTGTAAAGACGGTAGCTCAATCTGGAACGGAGTTAAAAGACGTACCTAAAACGATTCAAGCGGTAGCTAATTTAGCCTCTGCTTCAGGCACTTCTTTACAAACGGCTGCGGACGTACTGACTACCGCTAAAGCGGTATGGGAAAACGTCAGCGTCACTGAGATATCAGATCGAGTCACACAAGCAGCTAATGTTTCTAAATTAGCCGTAGAAGACTTATCAACTATTTTCAACTTAGGGGCTTCTTCAGCCAAGAGTGCTAATGTTAGCTTAGACCATTACTTAGGGGTTATTGCTACTTTAAAAAACTCAGGTATGAAAGCCTCTACGATTGCGACAGGTACTAGTCAACTTTTGACTGAGGTCACGGCACCTGATAAGAAGTTTGGGGATTTCCTTAGTAAGCGTTATCAAGCAGTAGGGGAGAAGGTCACTACATCTGAGGCACAACAAAAGTTCGCCTCTTTTAAACACGAAGATAACCCTATACTTGCAGCTCTAAACGAGTTGAAACGTATTGGGGCAGACTCTGCTGCGGCAATGCCTGGATTAACTAGAGCACTTGACATACGCAGTATCCGTGTCTTGCAGCCACTATTCGCTCACATGGATAAACTCCTAGAGACCAATGGGAAACTTGCCACGGCTCCTACGGCTCAAGACGCCTCGAAGATTGCCATGGATAGCCTCAAGAAGGCAACAGGTAACTTAGGGGATCAGTTCAATATCCTAGCAGATACTTTAGCTAAAGACGCTCTACCTCCTCTTACAGCGTTTATAAAAAGTATTTCAAACGGAGTAGGTGCTTTAGATAAACTGATTAATAAAAATAGACAAGTGTTAGATGAAGAGAAGGCTAACAGACGGCAGGTACCTGGAATATTTAGCCCTATTGACCCGAGGGTAGATGACGGGCCTCCCGCAGGCGCATTTCAAGCTGAGTTAGCCGCGAAAGCTGCGGAAGCCGCTCAGTACTCTCATACCCGATTTATTCAACCTACAGATGACACCTTTGCACCTAAGGACAGCTTATCCGCACAGACTAGTTCGGCTGACCAAAAACTTGATAAAATTAAACAAGACACTGCTAATGCTTTAGGAGCTGATAAGGCCCCTGACGGTATGACATCGGAACAGTTAGCACAGCGACTTAAAGATATCCCTGCTAAGTCCGGCCCAATGCGTACTGAAGCCTTAAAGCAACTTCAGAAAGATTTTGAAGGTAAAGGCGAGATAGATGATGTTGCTATTTCGGAAGTCAAAACTATTTCTGGGGAAGTGTCAGGATCTGTTTTAGGGTTAGTTGCAGGAATCGCTAAACGATATATTGAGCTTATTACTAAAAGTAAAGCCGGAACACTAGAAAAAGGCTCAGCAGACCTTAAAGAGTTAGAAGCTATGAGGGCTCAGCAAAGGCCTGACGCTATTTTCAAAAAGATTCTGGAAGGGAGTACAGGCGACGCTCCTGCAAAATCAATACTTGCTAGTATACAGGCACACTCTAAAAAGGTTTATGAAGGTCTACAAGGTATTGAAGGGGGAGCGTATGTGTCTCCTACAGATAACAATCTTCAAGGGCTTCAAAGCACTCAAGATCAAATTTCAAGGTCTAAAGGAGAGAATAAATTCCTTCATAAGCAAGGGCTTAGCGAAGTAATTGCGAGTCACTTAAATACTCATGGTGCAGGAGGTGCTCCTGATATAGCAAACTCCTTAGATCAACCTAAACTGAGTGAGTTCTCCCCTGAACAGTTGGATGCAGGTATTGCTGCACTCATAGGTACTCCAAAGAAGCCGGGGCCGCTAGTTATGGCGGAGTCGAGTAACGTAGATGGGCAGGTATCAAGCGCAGGTGCAGTAGGTAGGATGCAGTTGCTGAAAGATACCCACTTCGGTACTGGAAACGTAATGACAGGGTTGCCTAAGCTTAAAGATGATGCAACGCCTGAAGCGCAACAAGCTCACGCTGCGAAGTACCTAAAACTTATGGCAACGCAGAAAGGGCATGAAGGTTGGACGCTTAATGACCTACTAAAGGGTTATAATGCCGGCCCGAACGCCACAGAGAAAGCTCTTAAGCAAGGTACAGCCTCAAATACTAAGTATACTCGTGACGTAAGTAAAGGAAGCGCATTAGGCCGCGCACCCGTTACTAGTGAAACCACTATGGCAGGAAACACTGAATTAATCCGCCAATTAGGGGAGCAATACCAGACTGACCTAAGCTCATTAAAAGCTATTGGAGACACGGCTAACTCGCAAGCAGACATTATTAACGCCAGTCCAGAACGCGATAAGCGTGTTTCATACTTGTCTAGCACAGGTAAGCCAATTGCTTCTACACCAGCAGCTCTAAACCAAGGTTCAATTGATGAAATACCTAAGGCTGTCACAAGCTTAGAAGCCACTATAAAGAAATATGCAGAATTTGTCGCAGCGCCTGCTGATGCTAAACTTAAACTTTGGGAAGAGATTAGACCGACTCTAGGGCAGCAAGGCGGTATCAAACCTTTATTAGACCAAGGCCTCGTACAACGTAACGTAGAAAATCCGACTCTACTAGAGCAAGACCCTCAAACACGTACTAAGAAAATTTTCGATAAGGAACAAACGAAGTTAGCTATTGAGAAACCTAAAACAGAGTATCGAGAAGATCAAAAGATAGCTGAAGATATTAAGATACTAGAGGAACAGCAGAACGCTCTCCACTTAACGGACAGACCTGCTTTACTTGCTAAAGACGCTACAGGGTTAACACTACCTCAGCGCATTAATCAGTTACAAAATAGTCAGCTAGACGCTCAGACTGCACACATTCAAGGCAATACCTATAGCCATGATGAGCAAGAGAAGAAGTTACAAGAAGCTGATTTAGCAAAGGTGGCGTCTGAAAAACGCGCTTTAGATGTCAAGTTCACTAATGAACAAGCTCAGTTAAGTTTTGATGTCGAGAAAGCAGACCTAAAAATCAGGCAAGAAACACTTGCAACCCGTATCGCTGTCTTAGAGGAATTACGTAGAACATTAGCTGGACTAGGTAAACTAGAATTATTTGATCAAGAAGTTTTAACTAAAGCTCAAGCTGAACAAATTAAAAACGACACTTCTCTACTTAACTTACAAAGTGTACCTAATGAAAAGGTTACCCAAGAGAAGATAACAGCTGAAACTAACAAGTTAAACCTGCGTAAAACCCAAGGAGATAACCAAGTAGTCCTTGATAATTTCTCATCTAAACAGCAGCAAATTTCCACAGGACTTAACTACTACAGCCCTGAGCAACTTGTTCAAAATGCTTATCATCAAAGTGTAGGGCAAACACAGGGTATTGCTAATCAAGAGTCTTTTGCTAAGTATCAAGTCAATGCACAAGCCTCCTTGACTGCGAGTATAGAAGCCCAGCTTAGAGCGTCCGAGGCGAGTTTAGCCGCCGAAAAAGGTCAAGGCCAGAGCTTTGTTACTTTAACGGATCAAACCCAGAAGCTGAAGGCTCAATTCATTGAGGCCTCCGTCACCCTTGTAGATTATAACGCTAAAGTAGAAGCTCTTAACCCCACCCTCGGCGGAGAGTTATCCCAAATCTCCGGCACCAGCATCGGGGCCAAGCTTGCCGACCTACCCAGCTCTCTTAAGAACCTTAATACGAACATTGAGAATAGGGCAGTCACCGCAGTCGATCAAGCCACTACGGGCTTGGCTGAATCTGCCATCTCTGCGGCTAAAAGTTTATTAGGGCTACAGAAAATCCCTGAGATGTTGTTGCAGACGTGGTCAGGCTTGCAAGTAGCGCAAGGTAATCACGCTCAGACGGTTGCTCAAGGCAGTGTTAATTTAGCCACTCAGATCAGCTCGATCAGAAATAATGAGACTGATCCTGTTAGGCAAGAGATGCTCATTCAACGGGCTCAGGCTGCACAATCTCAATCAGAAGCTATTGCTCAAAACCAAGTAGATCAAGCGAATAACGCCTATCAAAAAGCACAATATGACAACAGTTTTGCAGGTAAAGCAGGCGGGGCAGCGACTGACTTTATAACAGGAGCAGCGACAGACTATCTGAAAGGTTCGGTAACGCAAGGTATCGCTGACATGTTCAGAGGCGATCCAAAAGCAGGTATCAATAGTGATGGTCGAATTCTAAAGACAGCGACAGGTGCTCAAGTTGTTAATGTTGAGAATTTTCCTGGAGGAGTGCCGGGAGTTGGAGCAGCAGGCGCTTCTCCCGCAGCAGGAGGGCTTCCAGTCGGTGCCAACATCTTAGGAGACCCTTTAGTTCCCTTTGCAACGATCCCTACTACCTCAGGGACTCCCGCTAACTCAGCAACAGGAGATCCTTCAACTAAGACAGCAGACACTATTGCGGAAAGTATAAATTCTTCTCTGTCTGCTCCTTGGTACTCTGGGTTTACAGATGAGCTATCAGGAGGTTTTAACTCTTTGATAGGCGGTCTGAATACTTCATTCACTAGCTTCACAGGTGCGCTTGGCGTAGCGATGGGGTTGAGTAATGTCCATAAGACGGACACACTAGGAGAAGTACAAAAATACTTAGGACTAGCATTATCGGTAACCAGTTTGGCAACAGCAGGTATGGGGGCATGGGATAAGGCGGGTTCAGTTATTCCTAAATTCACGGAGCTGAATAACCCTTCAATGTTAAATCTTCAACCTATAGAGCGTGCAACAGGTGGATCTGTTTTCGGAGCAGGAACAGGCACTTCTGATTCTATCCCTACCATGCTGTCTAATGGTGAGTACGTCATCAATGCCAAAACCGCAGCAGCTATTGGGCACGACACTTTAGATGCTTGGAACTTTGCCTCAGCTAGACCAGGCAGGTTCGCTACAGGCGGTTCCATAGGTAATTTAGCTTCTTCTGTCAGTAATATTGCTGCTCCAACTTCGGCTACACAGGCTGCTCCAGCAGCTGCCACCCCTCAATCTATCAGGGTTGTTATGGTTGATGATCAGCGAGACGTCAAAAATTATTTGACTTCTTCAGAGGGAGAGAAAGTGTTAGTGGACTTTGTTAAGCGAAATAGTTTATCATTGAAGTCTGCTCTGAGGTGACAAAGGATTGTCCGATAAATGACGCTACAAATATTAACAACCCAACCTAATTGGACTACGCCAGTATTGGAACGGTTGGAGTGGAGAACAGACATTATTAAGTCTAGGGATGGGACGGAACAACGCATCAAGTTGCGAGAGCATCCTCGCCACTTGATAGAGTATGATTTCCTTGTTGCGAGAAGCGAGTACCGAGCGTTACAGGTACAGCTTCTTCGTTGGCAGAGTTCGCGTTGGTTAATTCCTTTATGGATGCACACCCAACAAATCACAATTGCTGCCCCTATCAATTCCACTCGTATCCACATGGCTGCAACAGCTACTTACGAGTATCAAGTAGGTAGTCACCTTTATCTAAGCATCTCTACGACTCAATATGAGTACCACCCTGTCTATGCTATTGGCCCTGACTATATTGACTTAGCAGCGCCTACTACTCAAGCATGGCCTATAGGTACCTCGGTAATACCTGCTCGATACGGAAGAATAGCAAGTTCAGTCAAGATGCAAGCCATTACAGGTGACGTAGGCTCAGGTAACTTGCAGATCAATATTGAGAACACAACCTCCTTTGATACGGTTGAAAATGAATTAGTTGATGGTTTGCTTTATTTTGGATTGGAACCTAATCGGTCTGACCCTGTAGACATGTCTTGGACACGTAATCAAGGTATTTTAGATTACGGTACTGGCCCTATCACTACTTACGATCTTCAAGGTTACACTGAAATCACTCGCGCTTACTCTTATCTGAGTCTTAATCGTACAGGGCGGAATAAAGTCCGTTCGTTATTGAATCATTGTAAAGGTATGCGAGCACCTTTCTTACTGCCTACCTTTCAAGCAGATATCGCAGCAGTGTCTAATCAAACACGTTTAGCCGCAGACCACACCTTAAACATTGAGTCTGTTAACTATTCAAACGATATGTTTGGAAGAGTTACTTACCCTTATTTACGGCTGGAACTTTGGACGGGCCCTATCCTTATTAAGTTAGTCAAATCTTCGATCATCGTTGATTCGACTACTGAGACTTTATCCTTTAGCACACCTTTCGGAACTCCATTTACCTCAAAAGATATTAAACGAATCTCTTACGTCAACATGAGTCGCTTGGACTCTGATGCTGTAGAGTTCTCATGGATTACACCCAACGTGGTGAGTATGGCGATTACGGCTAGAGGTATACCTGAATGACAAACTATAGAGAGAAAGAAGATTCCTTATACGCAGGAGAGCCTCTTGAGCTTTACAGAGTAACAACAGGAGATCTTGTCATTACCTTATGTTCTGGGGACGTTACCGCTGTACATAATGGGGAATCGTATATACCTTCAACTATGAAAAGATCAGAGGTTAGGCAAACACAAGAGATGAGTAAGTCTCTTTTGCAACTGACCACGAGTAAAAATAACCCAGTTGCTGATTTATTTCGTACTGGAGCTCCGGAGTTTCCTATCTTCATAACAGTATTTAGGCAACATGCTGTTATAGACGGCTCTGATTTTGTTGTAACCTATAAAGGAAGAGTAAGTAATTGTAGTTACACATACTTGGAGGCGGAACTTAACTGTGAACCTATCTTTACCAGTCTAAAGAGACCGGGGCTTCGGATTAAATACGAGCCCACCTGCTGCAATGGCTTATATGACGTAGGTTGCACACTTGTTAAAGAAGATTTCGCAGTTAATGGTACTGTTTTAACGACTAACAGTAAGCGTATTTTTACTATTCAAGCGGCTGCGACGAAACCTGACGGGTATTTTATTGGCGGGATTCTTGCCTTAGGCGGCTTACACATGATTGCAGACCATAAAGGCACCACTATTACCTTAGTTAGACACACGATAGGAGCCCATGTTGGGGATGCAGTTAGCCTTTATCCAGGGTGTGACCACGGGCGTACCACTTGTCATTCAAGATTTAATAACATCGTAAACTATAAAGGCTTTCCTTGGATGTCAGACAGGAACCCCTTTACTGATAATACGATTAATTATATTAACTAAGGAATAACATGGAACTAATAACACTCTTTATAATCATTTCGATTGTCTTAACTGTAGCTTCTCTAGCTATCTCGATCTTTCAGATGCTGCAAAAGCCTCCTGAGCCTCCCGTCCCGCCTCCTAACGGATTAAATGGGATACCTGAGTCAACACAGGGCATGGACGTACCTGTCCTCTTTGGCAGACGTTGGATCTCAAAGTCGAATGTAGTTTGGTGGGGTAACCCTCACACAAGCAAAATAAGTGTAAGTGCTAATGAGCTTCAATAGGTAATAAACTATGTTCACGGATGAACAACTTAATAAAATAATCACCATACACGACTGTCGAGATTTAGGGTTCTGTCTAACAGGGTCTAAACAATCAATAGAAGGTATGGGACTTAACTTTAAACAGTTTATGAAAGCGGGCATCTCAGTTAGAGAGGCTATAGCTTTAGACAATGCCTTAGTAAATAGGCTTATTGAACAAGTAACCAAGGAAGGTTAGTCCATGGGTAAACCCGCCGCAAGTAAGGTAACCATCGGTTACCAATATTACTTAAGTATGCACTTGGCCCTTTGCCACGGGCCTGTGGATTCGATTGATCAAATTAAAGCAGGGCCAGTAGCCCAAATAGGTGGTGGGAAGGATACAGGTACGTGGACTTCCGATAGCTCTTCCGAAGCCGCAATAGCTGCATATAGTGCAGCAAACCCTATTGCCTACATAGAGTTAACCCCCGTGTTACGGACCGCTTCACAAGGAGTCTTTCTTACAGAAGGGTATTACCGCTGGACTGAGGAGTTAATCAACGGCATCTGGGTGCCAAACTACACTTCTTGGGACGAGAACACTTCTAGTTTTATCACAGGTGCTGCGCCCCCTGACTTTGTAATCAGAGGAGCTGAAAAAGCTTGGCCTATCACTGAAAACGGCGTGTTTACTGTAAACCAGCCTCAACTCTTTGGCGGTAAGTTTAAAGAAGGTGGAGTCGTTGGAGACATTGCGGTGCGTATGGGAGCACCTGATCAACAACCTGATGAATGGTTACGAGGGGCCATCAGTAAGCTAGTTGTAACAGATCCTGTGACAGGCGCTCCTATTACAGGGGCCGTTGAGTTACCTGCTTTTAGAGGCGTTACGTGCCTGATCTGGAAAGATATTTGGTACTCGTCAAACTCCGCTTCTCCAAAACCTTGGCAAGTTCAAGCAACGCGTATCCCTTATAAAGATAGGCCCTATGCAAACATTAATGGAGAGGCAAATCCTGCTTACATTATTGCAGAGTGTTTGCTCAACCCTGTCTGGGGCTTAGGCTACAGCCTTACAGATATCGATGTAGAAGGCTTTACGGCTGCTGCAAAGACTCTTTTTGATGAAGGCTTTGGTTTATCCGCGATATGGGAAGAAGCCTCAACGACTGAAGATTTTATAGGGGTTATAGTTCAGCACTGCTCTGCAATGCTTTATGTTAATCCATCGACTGGACAGTTCACCCTCCGTCTAATCAGAAACGATTACAATATCGAAACCTCCTTCGTTGCTGACGAATCCAACATTGTTTCTCTGGAGAACTTTGCTAGGGCAGGGATGTCAGATTTAGTTAACCAACTAACGATACAATGGGTTGATGTAAATACGTCAGAGTGGCGTTCACTGACTGTGCATAATCCAGCTGTCCGTGAGATTCAAAAGAGCATTGTTGCAGTTACTCGCCAATACGTAGCGGTGACCAGCGCAACTTTAGCTAAGACCATAGCCATACGAGACTTAAGTACCTTAAGTCAACCCTTAGCCTCAGTGAAATTGACGCTCAACAGAACCGCTTCGAAACTGTCTATTGGAGACGTGTTCCTTTGGAATTGGCCTGACCTCGGTATCGAAGGGATGATTCTAAGGGTTGCTTCTGTAGCCTACGGATCTTTAGATGCAGGCACGATTACCTTAGAATGTATAGAAGACCTTTTCGGAGCTAACCATGTTAACTATACAATGCCTGGAGGTACTGAGTGGGTTGACCCGCATCAAAACGCCGCAGCAGCTCCTCATCAACTTAGCGTAAACCCGACATACCTAGACGTATTAGATAGGCTTACGCAAGCGGGTAAGACCCTTTCTGATTTAACACCTAATAGAGGTATTACTGCACTGTTAGCCTCTCAGCCCTCCGCAATGTTCACGTCTTATGAGCTGTGGTGTGACGGTGCAAGTACAGGTTATACCTATAGAAAAATAGCTACTTTTAACCCCTACGGACAAATAGCCGCATTAGTTCGTCCTGAAGACTATTCAACATTCACAGTCATTAACTCGCTTAGCCCTAATTGGATCAAAGTAGGGCAGTATGCAGTCTGTAATGGGGAATGGATGTACGTAGATGTAGTTAGAATTAATAGCGCTACTAATGTAGTTACAGTGAGTTGCTTTAGAGGTATCGCGGATACTAGTCCCGGATTTCTTTATGCTGAAACAGATATTTGGTTCTATGATAACGCTCAATCCCTTGACTACACAGACTATCTGACAGGGTCTATTGTCCGCAGTAAAGCTTTGCCTAGAACGCCTTCAGGTTTACTGCCTATAGCCTCAGCCCCTGCCTCTGAGAATACTATCGATGCTAGATGGATGAGGCCTTACCCGCCTGCTAATCTACGCATCAATGGAAGTCGATACCCTGTATCAGTTACCGGAGACGTTGAGCTTACATGGGCGCACCGCAATCGACTCTTGCAAGAAGACATTATTCTTCATCAAAATGAAGCGTCTGTTTCTGCTCCAGAAATAGGTACTACGTACACTATTAGGATATTCTCAGGTACTGGAACTGTCCTTAATACTATTGAAGGTTTGATTTCAGCCAGTTATATTTACACAGCGGCTCAAATCCTTGCAGACGGTGCTGGCACGAATTTCTATGTTGCTGTGGTTGCTGTACGGGATGGCTTAGTGAGTTACGGTGCTCACTTCTCTTTAGTTTCTCTTAGCAGCAGTTCAAATCAATTTACCTTGAGCTTCCCTTCCTTCGGGACGTACAACCCACTTATCCCTACTTTAGCCGACCACATTGAGATTACTTCCGTTAATACAGTAGGTATTCATGGGCTAGGCTTCTCAGGGCAAGATGCACAGATCTATTGGGAGGATAATCACGTTGCCTTGTTTGCTACAGGCACTAAATTCTCTCTTGAAGCGCAAGCAGATTGGTTCGACTCTTATCAAGTCATCATCTTAAAAAATGGGGTAGTGCGTAGAACGGTTTATACCACAGAACCTAAGTTCACTTACACCTATGCGATGAACACAGAGGACGGATTAACCCGATCCTTTGAAGTGACCGTTTGTGTGAAAGATGCGTTTGGTAACTTATCTCCGACACGCGGCTTAAATGCTTCTAACCCTGCTCCCGAATTTACTAACATCACCTTTAAAGCTAAAGCAAGTCAAGGCACGCTACTTGTTCATGCCAGGTGTACTGACCCTGCTTTAATCTCTACCAAAGTATACGCATCTAAGGCTCAAGGCTTCATACCTTCGACAGCTAATCTAGCGTATCAAGGAGCTGACTTAAGTCTCTCAGTGCCTACTCCAGGCGGCGGTGTTTGGTATATCAGGTTGGAGGGTATAGACGATTTTGGAGAGTTCGGCGCTATTATGTCAGAGGAGTATACACCGGATGTTACGCCTCCTAGGCCTTGTACTATGCTAACTACTCAGTCTATGTTTAAAGCGGTACTGTTACGCTGGATCAACCCAAGTGACATAGACTTTGACCATGTTGATGTGTTCATGGGGCCTGAGCAAGATTTCTTTGCAGGGGTAGGGGCTTCGAAGATCGGTACAACTAAAAGTGATTCTTACTTAGTACTTAACCTCCCCACAGGATCAGTGGTGAGTTATTTTTGGATCAAAGCAGTTGATACTTCTGGGAATGAATCGATTTTAAACGCAGTTACAGGTACGGCGGGGAGGACTTTAGACGATGCCGCTGTGATGGTAGATATGTTGGCTGAAAATATCGGATCATCTGCTTTAAATTTAGAGTTAGGTACACGAATTAATTTAATCGATGCGGCATCTACAGGCCTAGTGTCTTTAGTTGGAGACCACACCGCATCTATTGCGTTAGTTCAGAATGTAGCTCAAGGTACAGTTGAGTCTATCGCTCAATTACAGTCAACTGTCGGTGCGAACACTACGGCTGTTGAAGTCGCTCAAAGTTCAGTAGACGGTATTAACGCTAAGTATACTGTAAAGATTGACAGTAATGGGTATGTCTCAGGTTACGGGCTTATGTCTGAAATGAACACTGTGACCAATACACCTTTATCTTCTTTTGCTATTAGAGCTGATAAGTTTTCGATAGGAACTCCGTCTGTTCCAGGCTCAGATGGAGGGGCTGACTGCCCTTTCATGGTCACCACCACTCCTACCACTATTGACGGTACGGTTTTCCCTGCTGGGGCCTATATCAAGAACGCTTTCATCACTAAATTAACAGCTAATCAGATTGATAGCAGAGGCTTAACAATAAGGGATGCTGCTGGAAACGTGATTCTAGGTTCAGGTACAGGTCTTGATTGGGGCAATGTGGTTAATCCTCCAACGTCTTACCCTCTAAGTGCGAATGATCAGTCTATATTAGACAGCGCTGCCGCCTTAGCCGCAGCAGCAACTACGGCAGCCACAGCAGCCACAGATACAGCAGCTAAAGTAAACGCAGCGTTGGTCAATATCTTATCTGACGGTATTTTGTCTGTGTCAGAGTTGCAGACTATTAGAAGTTTTTGGGATACTTTGATTGCTGAAAAGCCTTCTATCCAAGCTCAAATCACTACTTATAACTTGACGAGCCAAGGTCTAACCTACACGAATGCGATCACTCAATTAGGTAACTTTCTAAACAGTGGAGTCCTAACTTCTGTAGCTTGGGCATCAGGGACGCTTCCACATTACATCACAGATG